ACCGTCAAATGGTTCTTGAAACATTAAACCAAAGACAAATTGCAGAAGGTGGCCCTGATGTTGCAGAGCAAATTGCTGCTGCTAAAGAAGAGGGTTTAAGTGGTGCTGATCTTGCAACAAGAACTGCAGAATTAAAAGATGCAGAAACTACTGCAACGGATACGAATGTAACATCAAATGTTGTTCAAACAACAGATAATTCTACCAATAATAATTTGAATGTAGGTAAGAATGCTAGAGAAACCGATTCTACTCTTGGTCGAGTGAGTTCCTCAGGTTATGCGTTTGGGCCTTTCGGGCCAACTCCTGCTTAACAGATTTCCGATTATACTTAGTTCTATCCCTATGGATTCGAGTGATTCCATGAGAGGGAGTTTTCTTTCGTTCTTTTGGTCTTTTTAGTATGATCTTCATTGTCTAAACACTGTCCACAGACAGTTCCCACTTTACTACTAAGCTTAGGAGATTTGATTAAGTCGGTTTCTGTGATTGCATTGCAAATGCAGATATACATAGTTACAACTCGACAACGAGAGTCTCATCCTAATCATTTCTGAATAGAATGAAAAACTCACATTGTTTTGGATTAACGGAACAGTATTCCTTTAGTTGAGCAATCAAAACCTCATAATCTATAAGACTCGGACTTTGCTGTGAAACTTGCCCCTGTCCCTTGGTTACTTTTCCTCTTCTTTCGCTTCGCTTTCTTCTGCTGAATCAGTTTTCTCATCAACAAATTCTGCACCAGCTTCGACTAAACCTGCTGTAGTATCAACAGCAAAAGCTGCAGTGTCTACAACATCTTCTGCCACTGCACTCACAACTTGTGAAGTTCCAGTAACTACGGCGTCAACAGTCCCAGTAACAACGGTTTTACCGCCTTCCCAAACTGCTTCCATCGTAGAACAAGCACCAATGCTAACCACGAAGAGACATACGAGTAATGATTTTAATAAATTCATTTTCATATTCCTCAAAAATTATTATTATTATATAAGAGATAAGCCAACTGCTATAACTCTCGGTTCTATTTATTTAGGTTTATCGGGAGCGTGATAATCATGTTTTTTGAATAAAATACCCGCTTCATTGTGATACATAATGTCATAAACGATTTCAATAGAATGTAATCCTAGCATAAGTGTCAACAGTAAAGCGCATATTTTTAACCACTTTATCATGTGTTTCATTATCAATACCAGCTACGAGCTCTAATTTCAAATTCCCTTTTTTCCCTTTCTAAATCTAGTTTTCTTTTTCTAATTATATCTTGTTTCTTTTTATACTTCTTTTGACTAGGTGGAATGAAATATTGTCGTTTACGAACTTCTTGAATGACACCAGCTTTCTCTACATCCTTTTTAAACCTACGAAGTAACCTATCGAATGGTTCGACCTTATTAGACTTCTTGTTTTTTCTAGGTGTTACTGATGGCATAATATTTCTCTATAATTTTAAATGGTGTTATGGTCGCCCCTACTCTTTACAGCAATCCTCGCTCCTTAACCAGTGTATTCCGCCAACTCCTAACATACACTTTTCCCTTACTAAGCACCCCCAAATCCACGGTCTTAGTTGTGATGAACACCTTATCAAGGACACATGCAATAATTGTGTTCATCCCCTAAACAGAAATTAACTATCTGCTAACTTCTTAAAGTAATCCATCGTATCAGCTGATTCCGAGGATGCTGTTGCACCTTCATTTGCTAATGCCGATTCGATTACAGGTTCCGCTGCAACTGCATCTTTGTTTACATCAGACCATGGCACTTCGTCTTGGTCTTCTGCAATAGATTCTGCAGTTGAGGTTGCTACTGCACCAGTAAGTCCTAAAACCCTTTCGAGTTTCTCTTTGAGTTCCTCGTAGGTTTTAAATTCACTTGGTGCAATGATGTCGGACAAACTATACAATGAAGTATACACTTCATTCAGTTTGTTTTCATCATCAAAAAGCATAGCTGAACTATCGAACTCTGACTTATCATAGTTCCAATATCCATCTACCTTTCTTATTTTGATTTTGAAGTTCGCACCTTCCCTTACATCAAAAGGGTTGATTGCTTGTTCATCTTCAAACGCTGGTGAGATAGCCTCTTTGAGTTGTTCAAAGATTTTCTTACCAAATCTGTATAAGAATACCTTTCCTTCATTGTCAGGATTCTTAGGATCAGAAACAACATAGATGTTAGAGACATAGTGCAATCTGCGTTTTTGTCGTCTAGCAATTTCTTTGTTTGCTTCAATTCCTGTATTCCATAATGAAGTATTATATTCACTTACAGGGTCTTTTTTATTAAGAGTCGTTAAAGACTTCTCAATAAACCAACCGCCTGGCCCTTGAAAACCGTGATCCCAATAAGAGACCCAAGGCATTTCCTCACCTTCGGGAGTTGGTAAAAAACGAACTACTGCAAACCCATTGCCACTCTTATCGAGTTCGGGTTTCCAAAATCTGTCGTCTTGATAGGATTTTTTATCACCTTGAGTAGGTGAAGCTGTTTCCATTGCAGCTCTTAGTTTATCTAAACTTGTCATTGTATCTCCTTGTATTAAACAATTTTATTACATTTTATTAGACATTATATCAGATTCTAAGCCTTGACCTAGAACCCATCCATCATTATTATTTTCATAATAATATAACCTAGTATACTCTATTTTCTCGAAACCGTCAATAGGGTTTCCGAAATAAACATTACTAGATTTATAACCCTCTAAGAGAGCTATAAACTGAGATCGTTGTGCATCTAATACACGACTTTCCTCTGTGTATTTAGGTGCATAGTTGAGTGTTCCTTCATAAACATTTGACCAATTTTCATCTTCTAGTGCATCAAATCCTAGTAGACAAATCTCCTCTTCACCTGCCATCAGGGCATAACCCAATGCACTCATTCCACAAAATAAATTCTTTAAATCGGGATAGTTGTATGAGATAATATTGTCTTTATATTGGTTATCAAACCCTAAGAAACTAACCCAGTCTTCATCTCCTTGGACAACAACATGAGTATCACCTTGATTGATGTATTCATTTATTCTATAACTACCAAACTTATATCCATCTTTTATCAACATTGCATGTTCGATTTCAAGAGGTTCCCATTCACCCACAGCAACTTTATTCTTTTTATAATAATCCGTTTCAAAGACTTCTGATTGTATGGGAATGTCAACTGCGAATAGCACATTAGGAGTGTAATCTCGATACACTCCATTACACCCATACCATCTTCCAATATGATCTAAGTCTATACCCTTCCTACTGTTTCCGTTTCCTACTATGTAGAGCATAACTCAATTAATTCTTTTCTATAGGTATCATGGTCAAATGATACAAATGCTTTATACTTATTAATCTTTATGTGTATTTCGGGATACACTATTTGTTCGGTTATTAATCTATCCCAGTCTTTAGTAAATCCAATAATCTCATCTAGAATACACATCGTTTCTAGGGAGATTTTCTTTGCCATGTATTCTTTTAATAACCTAGGATGTTGTCCATCCTTAACTTCTAACACTTTTGTGATAGTAGCCTTCCTTAATAAATCTGAAACTTCGGTTCTAAACATGTAGGATAACTTTTGATTTCTTTTCTTCCATTCCTTATATACTTTGTCAGCAGTGGTATCCAACATATCACCTGCCCACATATCCTTTTGAGATAAGTTTGCAATGTAAAAATCTTGTAAGTCTTGTTTGTAAGTTCGGTAGAGTTTACCGAAATGATATTTGTCTTTTCTTTTTACGAAAGAGTTTATGTCTGCTTTAACTTTACCATTGTATCTAACAAAGTCATAATCCTCAGAATAAAAATGTAGTTTTATTCCAAGGTATAATGTGTAAGCATCATATCCCTCTCTTGAGGTCATTTAACCAATGTCGGTTTTGGTGCTGTTATGATTTGACTTGTAGCTTCCTTCCAAGCAGTAGCAACCTTATCATTTGTTTCTGCAATAAACACATAACTCATAAAGATTTGTTCTTCGGGACTCTCTACTCCTGATACACAAATACCTTTTGCAAATCCCATCTGACCTTTACCGTCAGAAAGAATCATTCTAGGATTTGATAATCGTATTGAATTATCAGAAAGAAATTCTGACACTTCCCCAACATACTCTCCACTTATTGTGACTATTGAAACTATATCACCTTGTTGCATAATTATACCTCTATTTTTTTGAGTAGAAACTATTTAATGAAGCTCTACTATGTGATGCCCTGTTTATCATATTCAAACCTGTAGCTTCTGCTTCAAGTTTTTCTTTGAGTGGTTGAGACAATAATCTCTTTGCTGACTCAGGTTCTAGTAAATGATCTTCACATATTTTTAATATTGCACTCATAACATCTACATTCTTATTTAACAAAAGTTTCTCAACCTTCTCGGTAAATTCTTTTTTACTTAGCATTTATACTCCGTATAATTTTCCATAACGATTCCTCAAGTCAACTAAATCGTCAACATGATCCATGGGATTCGATATAAAAACTTGAGTTGTTCCATTCTCAACAGCTACCAGTGCAACAATTTCATCAATAGGTTGTCCAGTTAGTTCTTCTACCATGATTGCATAAGCAGTCATTTGAAGATACCAAGGTTTGGCATATTCCTCTATCTTAGGTTTTGCACTTGTTTTAAAATCTATAATACAAATTGCACCATCCATCATACCAACACAATCTACTCGTCCAGCCATTTTGAGTCTGTCTGAATATAGAGGTGCCTCTAATGAGAATGGAATAATATCATCTAATATTGGTCGAAGGCTTTTGAATTGTCCTTCTTGTATTAGATTATCAAACTCTACATAAGGTTCTTCTTTCCTCATATAAGTCTCGACTAATTCGTGGAACCTAGTTCCTTTCTTTGCAGCTGCTTGAGAAACACGATTTGCTTCCTCTTCGCCGACCCGATCTCTCCATAGTTTGATTCCATCTCTTGTGGATAGACCAACTACAGTTGTGACACTTGGGTATCTTGCACCGTTTAGATCAACATAAAATCTTTTACCGTCTTCTTGGACGGTGTTTAACTCAATGTTTTCTAGTTCAGTAAGATCAAGTAAGTTTGTTCTAACTTTAGTCATACATCTATTATACTACTTTTTGGTTTGTTTGGCTATGTGTTTTTTGACAACTGCTGATGTCTTAATCTCTTTAATAGATTTATTAGCACCGACCTTATCAGATAACTCTGAATTTGGATGTGCTTCTGCTACTTTAGATAAGACTGATTTGAATCCATCATCTACTTTAACACGATCATTCACCCCACCTACAATATGAGGTGCGGTGATGATCTGTTTAAGATGTGGGTTGTCTATTTTGTATTGATCTAATTCAGTATGAGGCATTGAGACTTCAATTACCTCACCTTCTTGATCTTCAAAAATATATATCATAACGAATCCTTATTAGTATTTAGGTGTCAAGATTATATTACCATTGACGGTAGTGTCATGGCAACATCAACTGGAACAGTATAGACATTTCCTTTTTCATCTATTCTGATTAACTCATCTGCAGCTTCCTCAACATGTTGAGGTCTGCATCCAATAATCTTAACTCCATTAATTGTATCTTGATCAATACCTAATAAATTAAAATTATCAACACAATTTCTTGCAGATGATTTCAGTTTAAGTGAGTGTAATGCGCTCTTTCTTTTTTCATTAAGTTTATTAACAGTAATTGCAAAATCACTTGTAGTGACTTTCAGAACAATGTATTGACATTCATCATCTTCTAGTTCACCTTGTGATTTCTTATTAACTGTATCAATAGTTATATCGAACATGTATCTGTCCATCAAACCAATTTCAACATCATAGAAATAATTGGAGTTCATTTGTGCATCAATACCCAATACTGCATTTGATATAGTGAACTCATCCTCTCCAACAAAGTTTTTAAACATATTTCCACCATGACCATTCTCAGACATCTTTTGATGAATACCCTTTAGAATAGTTTGCAGAGAACTCTTAGAAATTGGAGACTTATAACTTTCAATAATTTTATAAGCTTCCTTCTTTGCAAAAGTTGTTGCACCACTCAGTGAAGATGCTTCAAGAACTTCTGTCATTCTTGCATTACCTCTTTTCATACATGAATAGATGAATGCAATTAATTCTTTATTAGTGTTTCCCCATTGTGGTGGATGGTTGTTTGTGTTCGTGCTAATAAGATCATAGATAACTCTATCGTATGGATCGTTTTTAATATCCAACATTAACACATCTACCAAACAATGAGTATATCCACTGTCTACCATAGCTGGTTTTCTGTGATCACCAGCAGCGATAAGGGCTTTTAACATCCCACTAACATACACCACAATCATAGGTGGCAATTCATATTGATAACCTGCCTTGAATGAATCGATAAGTTCTTTGACTCTTTGTAGAAAAGCAGAAAGTCCTTTGGATTGCGTTCCTCTCGAAGCTGCTGTTTCTATTTCGTCTAATCGTAGAAGTTGTCTACCTTTGTATTTTGAAAGAAGATCATAATCCTTTGGGATAAGACCACTGTCCTTAGCTCGTTTTTCTACCGACTTCAAAAACTTTTTAGTTTTAGATTCGGGATAAAATTTAAGGGATTGAGTTGAGTCAAGTGTGACTCCGTTTGCGTGTGAAGACACGGCTTTTTTATTAGTAACCATTTTGGTTTACCTCTTATTTGTGACTTTCATATAACCCAGTGGGTCTAGATTGTCGTTAATATAAGTAAAACATTTTTAAATCTTTGAATCTGACCGTTAGGTCTATCTCAGATAGTTTTACCATCTACATACTATTATATAGGCTTCTTTATTTCTCGGCTAGTGGGTTTTTCGTTTTTCTTCCCAGTTTGTTATAGCCTGTTTAATTGAATCTTCTGCTAAGACACTACAGTGTAATTTAATTGGTGGTAATTCCAATGCAACTGCAATGTCTTTATCTTTAATTTCTTTTGCCTCAGTTATTGTTTTACCTTTAAGCATATCTACAAACATGGTAGATGATGCTATTGCAGAACCACAACCATAAGTTTTAAACCTAACATCTATAATCTTTTCATCTTCATTTAACTTGAGTTGTAGTCTCATGACATCACCACATGCTGGGGCTCCAGTCATTCCAGTTGCTATATCGGGGGCGTTTGGATCGAATCGTCCTACAGAGTATTTTGCTGGGTCTTTTAAAACGCCTTCAAAGCGTTCTACGACCTCTTTACTGTATGCCATATAGTTTATTTATAAAAGATATGCTGATCGATATGAACTGTTTGATTTAAATTCATTGACCAGTATGGTTTGATATAATCTGCATGATACCATAATGCACCTTCTGTTATATCACCGAACTCTCCGTTCTGAATCTGTCGTGCAATGATCATGCACTTTTCAAATGTGACACTGTCTTTTGGAGTGTCATCTTTTCCATCACAAAACCATGAGAACTGACACATTCCTCTACGAGGAATTTGCTCACCAGTTTTCCATGATGTCTTATATTCTTTTGTCTGATACACTACTGCACAAATAGAGCTAGGGAATTTTTCATGACCAACACGGTTTAATGTAACTTGGCCAACTGCAATCTTCCCAGCAAGTGGTTGATTACCTGCTTCAAAATAAAGGTTCTTTGCTAAACAAAGAGTCTCTTCTGCAAAAGGCCCGAGGATTTTATGTCCATGATATGTGACTT